TTTCGCAGAGATGAAGATCTTAAAGAGTAAACCTGACAGGATTAGATAGTGTATTTCCAAATTGTTGACAACAACGAAAAGTGCTTGAAGGTATTTGTTCGTAATGAGTTGGTAGATTACGAGGATAGTATTCAGATGACACGCACTTGGCGTCATTCTATTCATTTAAAAAATCGAGATAATGTAGATTATGCATATCTCTATACGAGTGATGGTGATGTAAATAGTGCTTGCCCAGGGTTCGTGCAAGAATCATGGGAATCGAGTTCCAATAGAATTTCAGCGATTGTCAAGTCTGCTATGGATTCTAAGTGTGATCTAGAAAACAATTGTATATACGATTTTATACCCGAGAATTTTTTGCGGGATTTTTTGTCAAACAAACAGGCAATCATAAGACATTGCATCGAGAATATGAAGAAGCCGTCTCATTACGATATCCTGAGAAAGGCACACATCCTAACAGAGGAGATGAACGCGAAAAGAAACTTATATAAGGGGGAACTTAAGCGTACAAGTTACAACATCTTCGGGACGAAAACAGGAAGGTTGTCGAATGCAAAAGCAGAGATACCGATCCTCACTCTTAAAAAAGGGGATAGGCACCTACTTCGACCTACAAATGACTTTTTCTTGGAGTTAGATTTTAACGCAGCAGAGTTGCGAACCCTCCTGGCGCTATCTGAAAAGCAGCAACCCGACGAAGATATACACGAATGGACATCGCAAAAACTAGGACTCACCCGAGAAGAGATAAAGAAGCGAACATTCGCATGGTTATACAACCCTGAAGCGTCAGATTCGCTGCTGGAGGGACTTTATGAGCGCAACACGGTGAAAGACCTGTATTACGATGGAACGTCGGTTAGAACGCCATTCTCACGCCAAATTGAGACTGACAACCGCCGCGCTTTGAATTACATCGTGCAAAGCACAAGTAGCGACATCTGCATCGAGCAGGCATTTAGATTGAGAGATCTTTTTAAAGATAACGAAACAAAAATTTGCTATTTGATGCACGACTCTGTTATACTAGACTGTAAGAAAGAAGACAAACAAAAAATGCTCGAAGCAAGGCGAATATTTGGCGATACAAGACTTGGCCAATATAGAGTCAATATGTCCATTGGCAAAAATTTCGGAGAGATGAACAAAATATAATGTATACTGTAATTGGAGTCGGCGGCGTTGGTTGCAAGGTAGCAAAGTGCTTTTCTACGTATGGGCAATACAACATATTGTGCGTAGATGACGATCCTACGGGATGGAAAGACCAAATCCTGGTGCCAAAGCAAAAAAGATCTGAAGACTATGAGGAATCCTTCAAGGGATTGCCGAAAGCAAAGAAAGACAAGATCAAAGACAACGTTATTGTGGTTTTGAGTGGCGCAAGTCTCGTATCGTCGATATCGTTAAGGTTATTGCACCAGTTGAAAGACAAAAGTATCACAGTTTTGTGCATAAGACCTGAAAAAGACCTCATGGACGTTACCAAGTCTGCACAGGAGAAGGTGATATTCTCAGTTTTGCAAGAATATACAAGATCTGGACTTTTTGAAAGAATTTACTTGACAAGCAATTCGGAAATCGATAAACTTGTTGAAGATGCGAGCATTAAAGAATATTATCCTGCGATAAACAAAATGATTGCTTCAGTTTTTCACATGATAATGGTGTTTGACCATCAGGAGGCAGTTGTGTCGAACTTTTCAGATATTAACGAAGCAAGGAGGGTGTGTACGCTTGGTATTTTAAACATTGAGGATGGTTCTGAGACTAAGTTTTTCTCTTGTGACAATATCATGGACACTAGACTGTACTATGGTATCTCCAAGGATACGCTAAACAGTGACAAGAACCTGCAAAGAAACATTATAAAATTGATTAAAGATAAAAACGAAGAACTGTGCAAATACAGTTATGGGGTCTACGAGACTCAATACAATTGGGACTTTTGTTATACAAAATACTTTTCTTCAAAAGTTCAAGACTTTTAATTGACAAACAAAAAAACATTTAGTATAGTATAGAAAGTTGGTCGGGAGATTTGCCGACCTGCTATAGCCGAAAGTGTGCAAAAAAGCAATACCATAAGGAGGTAATATAATGGCACTGAATTTAGATCTGATGAAACAGAAGATGGATACTCTAAACGGGAAGGGAGAAAAGAAGAAGAACTTCTGGCGTCCCCAAGAAGGTGAGAATAATATTCGCATCGTTCCCACTTCAGATGGAGACCCGTTTAAGGAGCGGTTTTTCCACTACAATGTAGGCGAACAGTCATTTTTGTGCCCAAAGCGCAACTATGGAGATGATTGCCCAGTTTGCAATCTTGCAAACGAACTATGGAATGACGGTACGGAGGACAGCAAGGCAATGGCAAAGCAAATGTTTGCCAAGCAACGGTTCTTCTCTCCAGTGTTAGTCCGAGGAGAAGAGTCAGAAGGAGTCAAGGTCTGGGGTTACGGCAAGTTGGCGTACCAGAAGTTGTTAGGAATTGTGTTGGATCCAGATTATGGAGATATTACTGATCCTGATGATGGTAATGATCTCAAGTTGATGTACGGCAAGCAACCTGGTGCTTCTTATCCGACTACGGATATTCGACCTCGTCCACGCAAGTCGGTCCTTTGTGACGATGCCGTCGGAGGCGATGAGCGTTGCACGGAACTCTTGGAGACTGTACCGAACTTTGAGACAATCTTCGAGCGCAAGTCAACTGAGGAAGTCTCAACAATCTTGGAGGCGCACTTGAACACTGATGGAGGAACCTCCGAAGTTACCCGAGGCAACTTCACGAACAACACTAACACTGATTCCGACCCAGTGCGAAGCAAGTTCGACACCGCACTTGACGGACTCATGAATAATGGGTAAAGTGACTAAAATGAAACCTGGTGGATTATCCACCAAAGACATTATTGCGTCGCTCAACAAAGCGTCAGGCGGTGTAGTCGCTTACAATCTTTCGGAAGAAAATCCAACGGAAGTCAAGGAGTGGATTCCGACTGGCTCGCGATGGTTAGATTCCATTGCCTGCAAGGGCAGGTACGCGGGTATTCCAGTAGGGAAGATCTCCGAGATTGCAGGATTGGAAGCAACAGGCAAATCGTTTATGGCGGCACAAGTTGCTGCAAACGCTCAGAAGATGGGTTGCCGCGTCGCTTATTTTGATTCAGAGTCTGCTATCGACCCTGACTTTCTTAGGAAAGCAGGGTGTGATTTAGATGATGAAGAAAAAGGTCTGATCTATGTTCAGGCACATTCCGTAGAGATGGTAATGGAGACAATTGAGAACCTCTTAAAGATGCCAGAAAAATGGTTATTTATTTGGGACTCGCTTGCTCTTACTCCATCTGTGCATGACATAGAATCTGACTACAACCCTCAGTCATCTATGGCAATGAAAGCACGAGTATTGTCTAAGGGTATGCCAAAACTGGTACAACCCATTGCTAATGCTGGTGCTACCCTGTTGGTGCTTAATCAGTTGAAGACTAATATCACAAGGTCTCCCTCTGAAGCAATGACAACGCCATATATGACTCCTGGTGGAAAGACTCTGCCTTATTCTTATTCGTTGAGAATCTGGTTGACGGGAAGGAAAGCGAAAGCATCTTTCGTCACAGACGAGAATGGATTCAGAATTGGGTCAGAGGTGAAATGTAAAATCGAAAAGTCTAGGTTTGGATCAACCGGACGTACTTGCAACTTTAAGATTCTTTGGGGCGACGCATCAGCAGTCGGCGTACAAGATAAGGAAAGTTGGTTTGATGCGATTCAGATATCTGAAAACTTAGAGCAATCAGGTGCATGGTATTCACTCGTCCATGAAGATGGAACCCGAGAGAAGTTCCAACGAGCACATTGGTTGAAAAAGTTAGAAGATGAAAAGTTTCACAAAAGAGTCTTGCAAATCATGGATGATGATGTTATTATGAAGTTCAGTAATAAGACAGGTAATGCATCTGATTTTTATGATCAGGAAGAGGATACCCCACCAAAGACCGACGACTAGTAGTTGGTCCGCCCCTGGGAAACCGGGGGCGTTTTTTTTATTTACTAGGTAACAGAACAAGAGAGACTGAGAACATGAAGAAACTGCTTATAGTTGACGCGCAAAACCAATTTATGAGATCCTACATTGTGAACCCGACACTGTCACCAAACGGAGACCCTTGCGGAGGAGTCGTTGGGTTCTTGCAGACATTGAATAAACTTTGTAGACAGGTTAATCCTGATGCATTCGTGGTTGTGTGGGACGGTGACGGAGGTTCTTCGAAGCGTAGATCCAAGAACAAGAACTATAAAGCAGGCAGAAAACCACCGAAACTCAACAGGTGGGCACAAAACCTAAGTCCTTCTCAGATCCAGACAAACAGAATGTGGCAACAGGTTAGGTGCATTGAATACATCAACCAAACACCTGTGCTGCAATTCAGAGAACCAGGTGTTGAAGCGGACGATGTGATATCTTATATCAAGTCTATGCCTGCGTTCAACGGGTGGTTAAAGGCAATCGTATCATCTGACAAGGACTTCATTCAGTTACTAGATGACAAAACGTTATTAATCAGACCCACGCAGGATGAAGTCTTGAACCAAAGCACAGTTGTTGAACAACATTCTATTCATCCTAAGAACTTCGCCCTTGCCAGGTCAATGGTGGGCGACAAGAGTGACAATATAGATGGGATATCAGGCGTAGGTTTGAAGACTGTCGCTAAAGCGTTCCCGTTCTTGTCAGAAAACAAGGACTATTACCTTAGCGACATCAAAGAACACGCAGAATCTGTCGATTCAAAATTGTCAGTATACACTAAAGTTGTTGAAGAATTCGGTACGGTGTGCGATAATTACTCAATAATGCAGTTAAGCGAACCTCTGATATCAATACAATGCGCTCAGAGGATAAACGAGACGTTCAAGGAGTATGAACCATTGTATAATAAAACAGAAATTAACAAGATGTTGTCCCTGGACGGATTGATGTCCGTCAACATCCAGTGCTTAAACACGAGTTTCAACTCTATGGTCTCTGATAAGATTGGTTTCAATTGATGGAAAGAGCAAATCAAGACTTTTCTAAATTCGGCAAAAGTTTTCAAGAAAATCTGTGCCACATCATTCTCGATGACAGACCCTTCGCAGACCAGATCTTTGAAGTGTTGGATGAGAACTATCTTGAGTTGTCGCACCTGCGCGTCTTTCTCAAGAAGATAAAGCAGTACAAGGAGAAGTACCGAGTTCACCCAACTAGAAAGATTATGACAAGCATTATCAGGACCGGACTCAGCGATGAGCAAGATTCAGTTCAGAAGATGCTTCGAGATTATTACGCTAGAGTGTTATCTCATGACGTCGATCAAAATGAAGCAGGTTACATCAAGGACCGAGCACTTGATTTTTGTAAAAAGCAAGAACTTCAAAAGGCGATGATTAAGTCGGTTGATTTGATGAAGACTTCCTCCTTCGACGAGATCGCCAAACTGATTAACGATGCCCTCAAGGCGGGTACATCCAATGACCTCGGTTATGACTATATGGAAGACTTTGAACTGAGGTTTGAAGAGAAGGCAAGAAATCCAGTAACAACTGGGTGGGAACCGCTCGATAAGATAACAAAGGGTGGACTTGGCAAGGGCGAACTCGGTGTAGTAATCGCACCCACCGGCGCAGGCAAGTCAATGGTGTTGGTCCATCTTGGTGCCAAGGCATTAATGGCAGGCAAGAACGTAGTGCACTACACCTTGGAACTCGGTGATACTGTTGTCGGCACTAGGTACGACAGTTGTATTACTGGGTACGAACTGAACGATGTAAGGGCGTTTAAGGAGCAGATTTATGATGAACTTAGAGA